AGGCTCTATATGGATGTATAAGTCAGACTACGAAAAATGGAAGAAAGAAGGTGATTAACCCATGGCACGTGTTAATCTATATGAAGAACTATATGATAAACTCATAGATGACAGAGGAATAGATGCCATATGGGAACGTGCTTGCGTATGTAAGTGTGTTTCCAGAGACAGTGGTCAACCAGATTTTACTTGCCCAATATGTGGTGGCAGCGGATACAGATACATGGATGGAAAGCCTATTCGTGTAGCAGTCACCAGCATTATGTCAGATTACAGGTTGGACACCCTGATGCTGAGAGAACCAGGCACAGCTTACATTACACCTAAGGCAGACATCATTATGGGTTTTCATGATAGGTTGATATTCCCAGACTTTAAGTGTACATTTTCTGAGGTAATCCACTGGAATTACGATGAAGATGGACTAGGAGTCAGCCCAAAGACTTATCGTGATATAAAGTCAGTTATATTCATGGCTGATGGAGAAAATGAGTATGAGGAACATATTGACTTTGAAGTGACAGAGGATAAATTCCACTTGAAATGGAAGGATGTAGAACTGGCTAAAAAGTATGATGGTACTAATATGAGCCTGTTATATTACACCACCCCAAGCTATTTAGTGGATGACCTTCTGCACGAAATAAGGGCAACTATATCAGATAGACATTCTCCAAAGGAAACATTCAGGGAGTTACCTAAGCAGTACAAGATAGTCAGGGAGGACTTTATGTACAAGGTGAAGACTCCAGAGCCATTCCCTGATGAACCTAGAGAAGAAATTGTTGATAATGTAGAACCTAATACAGAAACACCTGAACAGAATGAGCCTATAAGTGATGGAGAAGGTACTGTAATCTAAGGTGGTGGTAATATGAGCTTTTCTGTTACTGTAGATGTTAGTGACTTAAAGGTCAATGACCAGTTATCACCACAGATTACAGCAGCCATTCAATCATCTATCCAAACAAGCCTTGCAATTATTAGGGATAGATGGCAAACTGACATCCAGAGAAAGCTAATGAGCTCAAGACCTCTATATTTACAAGGACTTGGATTTGATTCTATAGTTTATCCTTTAGGCTCAGATGGATTTGCTGGTGCTGTACAACTGAAGGGAAAATTCCCTAATATGTTAGAGACAGGATTTGGTCCATTCGACATAAAAGTAGGCTTGGGAAAATCTAGCAGAGTCAAGCAAAAGAAGAATGGCGGATGGTATATAACAGTACCTTTAAGGCACTCTACACCAGGCAGCTTTATGTATGGTGCTCCAATGCCTAAGAATGTATACGCTGCTGCTAAAAAACTCCAAAATAATGGAAGATTATCATACCCAGGTGCAGGAGATAAAAGCTGGACTGGATACCAGAGGAAGAATAAAACATACGATGGTCTCACCAGAATAGTTAAAAGCTACCAGAAGGCTACACAGAGTCAATATATGACCTTTAGAAAAGTGAGTGACAGGAGTGACCCAATGAGCTGGTGGCATCCAGGGTACCAAGGTGTAAAAGAAGCAGAAAAACTTATGCCATTCGCAGAAAGAACTTTTGTAGACATACTAACCAATAACCTTAACGGAATATAGGAGGGTGAAAAATGATTCCTTTAATAGATGATTTTTTACAGAAATTTATGGTAACTAAGCTAAGATACCTAAAAGCTAATCCTAGTATGATTGGTATGATATTCCAGACTGGTCAGAGGGAATCATTGTCTAAGTTAACACAGTTTATTACCACACAGAAGATACGTGTAGTAATAGGCTATCCTAGAGACCAGTCATCACTTCCAGCTTATGTAATAACTTTAGCACCAGAGCAAGAGCAGCCAAGTGGGTTAGGAGACAACGTACTTACATATGGACCAACTTTAGGCATGGGAGAAGAGCCAGAAGACATTGCTCAGGAGTACCTAGATGATTTTGTAGCTTCTACAATGATGAACGCTAACTACCGTATAGAGTGCTGGAGTGACAATGGTGACTTAACTGCTTATATGTATGTGATACTAAAGTGGTGTCTCTGGAGTAGCAGAAAGGAAATGTTGGCTTTAGGCTGGAATAACATCAGGCTAGATGGAACTGACTTAGAGCCAGTACCAGATTATATGCCTATCTTTGTGTATCGTAGGTCAGTATCCTTGGCTTTAACATATGATGCTTTGTATCATGAAGATGTTAACAGTATAGCTAGATTCTTAGATGTAGTTGCTCACCCAGATTTATATGACAGGTCTGAAGATGGTAGTGTTATTCAGAAAGAAACAGGAAGTGTTATTATTCCTGCTAAGTACACATGGATTATCAACCAATTCGTTGAAACTGTGGGTACTGGAGAAATATCAATAGCACAAAGCACTTATACTTTTACTGGTAGAGCAGGATTGAAAGGATACCCTGTTATTTCAGTGTTACCAGAGCAGGGTGTTCCAGATATTCTCTATTTAGTACATGAATACCTTAAAGGGGACTATGATTACTATAAACCATGCATATGGGATGACAATCACGGTCAGTATATTCCATTAGCAAGCATGAAACACAATGAAAACTCATACAAAGATATTATTATAGTGAACCCTGTACCCAGTAAGGAGGAATAGTAATGGCTAAAAAAGCAGAATCAAATACCGATGCTGTTAATGCATCGTCTACAATTAAAACTGAACCTTTTGCAAAGTCCAGAAAACGTACTTCCCTTGATGAGTTTGCCATTACCCACAGACTCAGACCTGAAATGAAAGCTGGATTTAAGGTATGGCTGAAGGGTGAACTCCATCATTTTGATGATGAATGGGAAACACTATTTAAGAATTACACAAATAGACAGTTAAAGTAAGGAGGAATAAAGATGGCAAACACAGTCTATTTTAACGGTGATGTGCTTACCATACCTGGTGCTTACTCAGCAATTGACGTCAGCAATCTGCAGGTAAAGAGTGATGGCGATGGTGCTAAGACTATTGCTATTATTGGTGAGTGCACAGGCGGTGAGCCGCAGGTAGTTCAATTCTTTAATGAGCCTACTGTAGCTAGAAAGATTTTGAAGTCTGGTGAGCTTCTGAAGGCTTGCGAAAAAGCATGGAATCCTGTTTCTGGTAGTAAAGAGGGAGTGCCTATTGGTGGTGCTAACATTATTGCGGTTATCCGTTCCAATGCTGCTACCAAGTCTTTCCTTGAGATTGACCCAGAAGGTGTAGTTGCTCCTACTGAAAAGCAGATTGTATTCCAGTCTAAGGACTGGGGCAAGGATACAGCTCATCAGGTTAAGATTTCAGACGGCACTATAGATGGTACAAAGAACATTACTATCTATGACCAGACCAATGATGTATATGAACACTGGGACAATGTTGGTCGCATGTTCTCTATTGGCTACACAGGTGACAAGGCATATGCTGAGGTCAATGTGTATAAGGACAGCAATGGAGTGATGTATTTCCAGACCAAGATTGGTGACGATGAGGCTTCTGCTGTAGAAGACATTCATATTACCCTTGACCCAATTAAGTACAAGAACTTGCGTGTTCTTATTTCTGACCTCCAGTCTTATGAGAACTACAACGTAATTGCTGCTACACGCTACAATATGCGTTTGAAGGTAAATGAGCTGGATATCATCACTAAAAAGAACATTAAGGCAACTGCTCTTGTGCCTACAGCCACCATTACGGCTACATTCGCAGATGCTGCTAGCACTCTGGCTCTCAATTCTCGCTTGATTGAGGTTAAGTCTTATAACAAGGAAATTGGTAATAAGACTATTCCTAATACGAATGGTGCTTACCTGTTCCTTACTGGTGGCAGTGAAGGCTCTAGTCCAGCAAGCTGGATTAAATTCTTTGATATGCTGAGCAACTATGACATTCAGTACATTGTTCCGCTTATCGGAGATATTTCTATCCATGCTGAGCTCATGGAACATGTTATGGCTATGTCTGGTACCATGGGTAAAGAAAGACGTGGCGTTGTTGGTGGTAACGTCAATGAGACTATCAATGAGTCAATTCAGCGTGCACGTGACCTCAATCATGCTCGCATGCAGGTTGTACATGGTGGTTTCTATGATGTAAATAGCAGCAATGAGCTGGAATTGTATCCTCCTTATATCTTGGCTGCTCAGCATGCTGGTCGTGCTGCATTCCTTCCTGATGGTGAGCCAGCTACTCATGATATATATCGTATGAGTGCTCCAGAATACCAACTGGAAGCATCTGAAATTACAGCACTTCTTCAGTCTGGTGTTCTGGCATTCGAGTTTGTGATTGGTCAGACTGGTGTGTCTCAGTCTTATGTACGTCTTGTACAAGACCTTACTACAGACCTCATCAATCAGGATGTGGTACACGTTGAGAGAGCAACTGGTCAGCTGGCTGACTCTATCAATAAGGAAATCAGACGTGGTCTGGATAGCTTGCTGACTGGTAAGCGTACTTCCTTGACTGACCTCACTTCTGCCAAGAATCGTGTTATTTCCATCCTTCAGGAACGTCAGCGTAATGGTTACATCATTGCCTATAAGGACGTATATGTATCCAAGACTGGCACAATCACTACAGTGGATTATGGTGTAGCTGCTGCTGAGCCTAATAACTTTACGCTCATTACGGCACACTACTATTCTGAAACACTGGTAGCAGAGTAAAGGAGTGAGATAAATGGCTACACAAGCAAATCAGACAGTACACAGCGGCAATACAGTGTTGCTTAAAGTTAAGGGTCAGGTTGTAGGACGTGCTCAAAGCCTGGATGGTCGTAGGTCATTTGGTACTGAGGGCGTGTATGAGATTGGCTCTATCATGCCACAGGAGCATATCAACAATAGGTATGAGGGTACTGTAACCTTGGAACGATTCTTGATTAAGAAGGATGACCTTGCTAAAGTTGGTATGGCAGCTTTGGGCGAGGAAATTCTTAACACTGATATCATTGACATTGAAGTCATTGACAAGAACAATGGTCAGACAGTCCGTGTATATCGTGGCTGTACCTGCGTTGACTACTCTGAGAACTTCCGTGTTGGTGCTATCTCAGGTGAGAATGCTTCCTTCCAGTATCTGTCTTGTGACCGTGGTGACGCTACTACTTCAGTAGCTAATGCTAACACAGCAACAACTACTGTTCAGCAGATTACCAACACTGTGAGTCAGGTAAACAGCCTGTAAAATTTACACAGCTTATAATAAGCCCTTAGTGGATTAACCATTAAGGGCTTATATTATTGTTTATAGGATAAACCCATTAACTAACATCTATAAGGAGAGATTAAAATGGCTAAAAAACTGACGGAAAACCAAATGGAAGTACTTGCTGGTATCGTAGACAGTGAGAGCAAGACCTACACCTTTGAGAAGGAAGTAAGTGTTGAGGGCGAAAAGAAAAAAGGAACTTTTACTGTTAAGTACATGGGAGTAGCAGCACGTTTACGCTTGGGCACTATTCGTGCTAGACTTCTGGAAGGTGCTCCTTCTCAGTCTGTTGACCCACTTACAGACGATATTGCTTATATGATAGCATATCTTACAGTATCCCTGACTAAAGCACCTAACTGGTGGGATTACGATAAGATTGATGATGTAAGTGATTTGCGTGAAGTATACATGGAGGCATACAAGTTTATGAGTTCTTTTCGAGGACAAAATGAACAGAGTGCCAATGCTGGAGATAGTTCAACTTCCAATAGCAAGAAGGCTGTGGAAAGTAAGTAAGTTACTACACCTTCCAGTAAATCACCCTGCTATGCAGAGTTTAGATACATATGACCTAGACTTTTATGAACTCTCAGATATTGCTGATGACCCGAAGAAATTGGAGCAGCTGCAGAATCGCTTCTTTGACCCAGACTTTGATGAGTGGTTGGAAGAATTTGATAAGGAACAATCTGAGAAGCAGGTTAAAGAGAAAGAGTCAACTGAACCAGAACCACCTGACCTTGACACCATAAAATACAGTCAAAATAACTCATATAACAATCAAGTTGCTGAGTTAGAAACTGAAGAATACGAAATGGGTACTGCTGCAGCCGATGAAGAATTTGAGAGGGATGATGAATAATGGCTGACACCAATGTACGCATCAAGTTGTCAGCTGATGGCAAACAGGTGCGAGACACACTAAAGCTAATAGACCAAGATATACAGCAGCTTGGAAGTGGCAATGCTGTAAATACAAGTAATACCTCTAATACTGGTAACAACAATACCCAACAGGGACAATCTTCTTCAGATAGAGCAAAGCAGTCTAATAGAGACAGGAATACAACACTACTCATAAGGGAACTGACTCTGGTTAGACGAGAATTACAGCAGATGAACAGAAACACCAGTAGTACTGGTGCTACTAGCTCATCTAATGCTCCTGTACCAGTTGGTGGCTCTGGAAGCAATCTTCCTACTCCACCAACCCCATCAGGAAGTGGTAGTCAGAATAATAGACCTACTCCACCTGGTGGCAATCCTCCACCACAAGGACTAGGGCAATTACAAAGCGTTTTAGGCAAACTGGCAGCTGGAGTTGCTGCTTTGTCTGCCTTTAATGGTATGGCTAACTCCAGCCAGAATAGGCTTTCATTGGCTTATAAAACCTATGGAAGTACCTTGGCTTATGATGACTACAATAGAGCAGGTAAGGACGCAGTAAAGCTAGGAGAAAGATATGGTTATGATTATGAAGTAACCATGGGTGCTTCTTCAGCTAACATGCGTAGTGGTGCTGGCTTTAAGGATATTGCATCTTATAAGGCTGACATGAATGCTATATTGAAGTCATCTAAGGCTTGGGGACTTGACCCTAATGCTGTAGCTAATGCCTCTGGTACTATGGTAGGCATGGGTGCTTTTAAGCAAGGTGAGCAACAGAAATTTGCTAACCTATTAGCTCAGTCTATCGTAGAAAATGGTATGCAAGGTATGGAGGATAAGCAGCTGGATGTCTTAGAAGACATAGCTGGGAATCTTTCTACTACTAATGCTACAGTTAGCCAGCAGTCCATAGAGAGTGGTTTGAACCTCTATAATGCTATTGTTGGTGTCAACGAGAACATGAAAGGGCAACGTGGTGGCAATCTCACAAATAAGATGATGGGACTAGCCAGTGGTCAGGATAACGCTCTGAACATGTTTGCTGGATTAGGCACAGAGTACACTGGCATTGAAGGCTATAATGAGTTCATGAAGAAGGCAGCTGAGGACTCTACATTTGTTCCTAGACGTGCTTGGGATAGAATGAAAGAAGTCTACGGTGAAGAAAAAGCTGCTGAATACATGAAATATCACCTCCAGAAAAGTGGAGGATATAGCATTGGTGAGGCTGAGACTGTAGTAGAGTCACTAAAAGCTGGAACTAAGTTTGATACTAAAGGCACTAAGACTGGAGAACAAGCAGAACAACAACGTATTGAGAATTATGAGCAGGATAAGGTATCAGACCTTGAAAAATCTGACATTGCTATTCGTGAAGCCAAGGATGACGTTGGTGATTTAATCAATGAAATCAAAGCACCTATACTCAGTGTATTTAATGATATGTCTGATGGTGCTAAGATGGCTACTATTGGTGCTACCACATTGGGAGGTTCTGCAGCTGCAGGTAAGGCAGTACAGGCTGTTTGGAACAGATTAGGGGGTGCAGCTGCTGGAGCAGCAGAAGGTGCTGGTGGTGCCGCAGGAGGTGCGGCTGGAGCATCAGAAGCATTAGCAGGTGCTGCTAGGACTGGTTCCAAATTAGTAAAAAAAGGTGCTCCAATTGTTGCTGGAGTTGTAGGTGCTTATGATACTTATGAAGCAATACAACGTGATGATTATAGAGGGGCAGCTGAGGCTGCTGGAGGTACTTTAGGAGGTATTGGTGGAGCAGTAGCAGGTGCTGAAGCTGGTGCTGCCATTGGTGCTCTGTTCGGAGGTGTAGGTGCTATACCTGGTGCTGCCATTGGAGGTATATTAGGCGGCATAGGTGGTGGATTCCTTGGTGATTCTCTAGGAGAATGGGGTGGTGGAAGCCTATATGATTTAATAGCTGGAGATTCAGAAGAGGAATCTGGAGAAAGCAGCATAGTTGCTGAGGAAGAGAATAGAAACCTTAAAGAAAACACTGAAGCATTAAGAGAGAATACCAAAAGGTTAAATGGTAATGGAAATAATGCTGGACCAGATGATTTTGACCCATTAGAAGAACAACGTAAAAAGAATAGAGAACGTGAAGAACAAAAATCAACAAGTTTTTTACAGAGATTATTTGGTGATAGTGGCGAAAAGGGTACAAAACATGCTGTAGGTAATGATTACGTACCATATGATAACTACCCAGCTTTGCTTCATAAAGGTGAGAGAGTACTGACTAGACAAGAGTCAAAAGAGTATGATGATGTCATGTTAAATGCTCAAACATCACAGCCTTTGTACTATGAGTACCAGGTCAACAGTGGCGAAAAGGGTACAATTGAAACTGAAATAAATAAGGAACAAGAATTACAAGCAGATAAGACTGCCACACCTGATAAAAATCACAAAGGGTTAGACTTGTTGTCTATATTTAATTTTGGTGTAGGTATGCTTAGTGGTTCTCAGATAAAAGACAATGGTCTTTTCAACATAGGATTACAACATATTGGATTGCCAGGATGGAGTGGAGAACATATACAAGGTATGGATGAAGCCTACTCTAAATTGCTGGGAATACCCATAGTTGGTAACAACAATAATCCTTTAGGAGAACTTTTTGGTGGAAAAGATAACCCATTAAGTACACTGTTTGGTGGATTCTTAGGTAAAGATACCCAAGATTTATCTAAAATCTTCACAGTTGGTGGGGGATTTGGTGGTGGAATCAATATTGAGAATCCTATCCCTAAAACAGATGATACTGACCAAAGATTGTCTAAGGTTATCGTCCCTTCAGACGTAGCATCCAAGAACGCAGAGCAAGGTAACAGTCCAGGTGGTGCTGGAACTCCAGCTACTTATGGTGCTGGTGCTATGAATTCTGGTGGGAGCAACATGCAAATAACCATCAATGTAAATGGCAAAATAGAGGGAATGACCCCAGATAACCAATCACAAATTGTAGCTGCTGTAATAGCACAAGTAAATCAATCTAACTTTAGACAGCAAATAAGTAACGGATTCATTAGAACTCCTAACAGATAATGGAGGTAAACCACTATGAAAATAGTTGATATAGCACTTTCTCAAGAAGGTGTAGAAGAATCAGGGGTAAATGACGTATTATATAATACTTGGTACTATGGGCATAAGGTGTCTGGTGGGTCTTACCCTTGGTGTGCTGTTTTTATATCGTGGTGTGCAGAGCAGGCAGGACTGTCTACGGATGTCCTGCCTAAAACTGCTTCTGTGTCCACGTTAATGAAATTCTTTGAAAATAATGGTAGATACCATTCATATACTGAATACTTCCCTAAAGTGGGGGACATAATGATTCAGAAGTCTAATGGATACAGCCACGTAGGCATTGTAGTATCTATAGACCAAGAAGGCTTTAATACCATAGAGGGTGACGTAAATAACAAGGTTAGTCAGTGTAGGTATAAATATGAAACTACTGTAGTAACTGGATTTGGTTCACCTAATTACCCTATAGAGATTAAACAAACTAAAAGATTTATGAAATCTACTAGGTTGTTATCATCTACACCAAGTAATGAAGTAGTACTATCAGATAGTATGTCAGAAGAACAAATTTGGGATTGGTTTAGGTATAAGGGTTACAGCCCTGAAGCTACTGCTGGCATAATGGGACGAATGAAGCAAGAGCATCATTTTGACCCATCTTATGCTCCTATTCATCAAATAGAAATTGGTGAAGTAGGTGGTATGGGTATGTTCCAGTGGACTTGGGGAAGAGGACACCTTGATGAACCATCTATTTCTGATTTGAATGAAGGTAGACAGGCTTTTCCTGATTCTAGGTTGGCTAGCTATCTTGCTTGGTGTGATGCTAATGGTAGGGGATATGAAAGCTGTGCTTCTCAGCTAGAATACTTGTGGGAACAAGATTTAGATTCCCAATCTTGGACTGGTCACACTTTTAAGCCAGAAGAAATGAATGGTATGACTGTAGAAGAAGCAGCATACCTATGGACTACTAAATATGAAAGAGGACAAAGTGGTAGTGAAGTTGAATACGCCTATGATTATTATAATCAGTTCAAGGACAGACCAGCACCTGATGGCTCCAGAACAGTGCCTAGCACTGTAAGTAATAAAGTAACAACCTCTGGTAAAGCAGTGAAAACTCCTAGTGATGTAGGCAGATATACTTACATTGCTTATACAGTTAAAGAAGGAGACACATTAGAATCAATAGCTGAAGCCTACAATGTTGCTCCACAAATGATTGCTTTTGCTAATGACCTTACGGAATGGAAAGTAACTCCAGGTCAAGTCATTTACATACCACAAGCAAAGGGTATAATGGCTAAAGGGGAACAGACCTCTGGAGTAGACGCATTAAAGCAGAAAACTCACACTATGAGTGTTACTGTATCACACCCTACTGTAGAAATACATTTCTATGGAGAGTATGGTAAGCTGGCTGCTGTATCTACTTTGTCTCCTGATAAGAATACAAAAGTTGATAACGATATCATCAGTGTAAATACTGTTAGAAACCAAAGTCAGGACTGCCCTACGTTTACTATTAGCTTAGTATGGCGTAACAAGTGGTATGATAATTTGGCTAGTAATGACATGCTGATAGTTTACATGCAGAGACCTCCAGAAATGAAAGCAATTGTTATGTATGGTCTTATAGATGATATAAGAAAGACAATGGACTTTTCTTCAGGTCAACCGCAGAGAGCAGTTCAGGTTACAGGAAGAGGATTCAATAAGTGCTTTGTTCAGTTTGATGTAGGACTGCTTGAAAACTTCTCTAGCCTGAAGGACATGGGTGGTGGATGGTTTAGCGGATTAACTCAGTTGCACAGTTGTTCTAGCTACAATGCCATAAAGATAACAGTGGAATCCTTTGTTGGTAAAGCTATGAAATACAATTTTGGTGACGGAAAATCACTAAAAGACCACTTTGTATATAGCGGAAAAGAGAGACAACATGAAATTCTAATGGATTTCACTCAGTTTACATCATTTAATGGTAGTCTATGGAATTTCATTAAAGAGTTAGCTAATGCTCCTTTTAATGAGACTTATTGGGAAGTAATTAATGGTAAACCTACTATGGTTCACAGACCTACTCCATTTAATAAGGAAGATTGGATAAAACTCAACAGAATAACAGTAAAAGATGACAACATTGTATCTAATAGTACTGGTAGAAGTGATTTGGAAACTTACACAGTATATCAGTGTCATATGACTCTTATGGGTAACGATACAATAAATCTGTTACCACCTATGTGGTATCCTCCTTATTATCCTAAGTACGGATTAAGACAACTGAAAGTAGAAACTATCTATGAATACCAAAATAAAAAGTATGACACTAGAGAGTGGAGTAAAGAACTGTTCAATTTTAACATCAAAAATAATGTATTTGAGAATGGCACTATTGTAGTTAAGGGTAGCAATCAATACAAGGTAGGAGAAAGAATAATTTTAGAGTCAGAAAACATGGAATTTTATGTAGAATCTGTCTCTCAATCTTTCAATATGTATAACTCTTGGACTACTTCCTTGGGAGTAACCAGAGGAATACAACCAGAAAAGCGTTTTACACCTCCTTGGGGAGCATATGAAGAACTCACTCCAACAGTAATGATGGCTATAATACAGCTTACTGGAAATGGTAAAGTTTCATGGTACGATTTACCTGAGAGAGAATTTGCTAGAAAGAATGTAAGTCAATATGGCTCTAATGGTAGGAGAATAGGAAGTATGTATGACTTCAAAGGAAAAACCTTCACTTGGCCAGTACCAGATTATGGTGAAGATTGTATCACCAGCCCATTTGGACCAAGAACTGCTCCTACTGATGGTGCTTCTAGTTATCATAATGGTATAGATATAGGTGGTGATTACGGAGCAACCATTGTTGCTGCTTGTGATGGTACAGTCATTAGTAGTGGACCAGCATCTGGGTATGGTCACTGGATTCGTATAGACCATGGTGACGGAATTATCACTATATATGGTCATATGTATGCTGACGGACTCATCGCTCAGGAAGGTAGTACAGTTAAAGCTGGAGAAAAAATTGCTCTTATGGGTAGTGACGGCTATTCCACTGGACCACATTTACACTTCCAAGTAGAGATAGATGGAGAGCCAGTTGACCCAATGGAAGCCTTCGCTGTAAGGAAGTCTGGAGGATTCAATGATGTAGGTGTAAGTGCTTCTCAGGAGGAAATAGCACTGGCAATATATCAGTATGCTACTGGTACCATTGGTCTTAATAAGGCTGCTGCTTGTGCCTTGTTAGGCAATATAGAACAGGAGTCATCTTTCATTATTAACAATGAGAATTCTATTGGGGCTTTTGGATTGTGTCAGTGGTTGGATTCCAGAAGAACTGGATTAGAAAGATTCTGTAGAGAAAATGGATTTGATGTTCTCAGTGTAGCTGGACAGATGGGCTGGTTAGTATGGGAATTCAATAATACAGAAACTGCTGGATATAATGTATTGGCTAATGCTCCAGATAGTAGGGAAACCGTATATAGTACATCAGTATCATTTGGTGAGGCATTCGAGAGGTATGGTGAAGGTGAAGAAGGTTCACGTGGTAAGAATGCTGTAAAATGGTATGATTCTGTATAAAGGAGGATATAACAATGGCTGAGAATCAACCTCAACTCCAGTCTTCACTAGGAGAAGTATCATCAACTAAAACTGAAAATGACAGAGTGTGGGATATGGGTTATTTAGCACTTGGTCAAGTCACAAAGGTACATCCTAAAAGGTACACAGCAGACGTAGAAATATATCATACCAATGATAAAATAGCTTCTATGTCAGGTAATGAAGGCAGGCATTCATGCCGTATTGGTGTTGGAAGTGCTGGATTTAATAACCTACACAATAGACCATTCGGAGAAATTAACCCAATACATGCTGGGGATATTGTATTAGTAGGATTCTTGAAGAACTCTAAGCAGCAGCCAGTCATCATAAAGACCTTTCACAGTACTACAGAAGAGGTTGGTGACCTCAATCTGAGAAACATACTTAATAACCAGTTTTCTAATGACACAGAGTCAGATGTTGAAAGCACAGTAAAAATTTCACCTATACAGGATTTTTCCGTAGTAGATAAATGGGGAAATTTTGAGTATGCTTCTCATACTAAATCCTTCTTTGTAGCAAAAGAATTTGGTATTGATGATGAAAAATTTGACTTTGAGGATTTGAGCATAAAGACCAATGTTAGCTCAGAAGTACTGTCTCAAACAAAGGATAGTTTATCTGGTCTAAATGACCCAAATAATGCCTATAGCTTGGTAGATGGTGCTATAAATAACCTGTTCAGTAGCTTATTTGGAGGCATCTTTAATCTGGACAAATCAGGCAGTCCTTCACAGTCTAAAATGGATGATAAGTCTCAGCAAGCACTGATGAGGGGTAAAACTATTTTTGTAGAGGAAAAATTTTCTAAGCCTAAGAAATTTTTGGCTTGTTTCAGAGATAAATTTGAGGATTCTGCCACTAACTGGTTGAAGGTTATAGTAGACGCAGCTAAGACCTCTATGAGAATCATAAAATTTCAGCAGT